GGAGTATCTGGCATGTGGCTGCATGGTGGCACTTGAAACACCTACAAAGGAATGGCCTAAGCCAAAGCTAATGGAGGACGTGCTTGATAGAGTAATGCTTGGATATGAGGATATCTGGCTTGACAGTGAGCTGGATCTATTAGAGTCCGTACTACAATAACGAAATCCTAGAGGAGGATACTATGTACGACAATTCACCTGACCTGATGAGACTTACTAATCGACAGATGTTCTGGTGCTCAGTTTGTAATTACTTCCTGAATCTGGCCGGATATCGGAATATAGCCGACTATGCAGACCACGCTAAGCATCTTAGTAGAGAACTCTGGTATAGCTACAATAAGAGCACAAGAGAGTGCCATGCTATGCTTGTAGCCCTTGACGCCAAGAACAAGGAACTACACAAGACAATTAAAGCGCTTCGGGTAGAGAGGAGTAATCTGGCTGATGCTTTACATGACCTCAAGAAACAGGAGGCAACCAATGGCTAACATACTTATTCCAGATCCCATTAAGCGTAACATGGTATATGAGTTTGCTGAAATGGTACGTGACAGAGTGAACTCCTACCACGGAAACCAGAGACTTCGTGTTACAGGCTTCCAAGAGTACGATGATGGTACTGTAGATACATTCTTTGAGGATTCTAATGGACCTGAACACTCACGCCTGTTTACCCTATGGGAACCAGGATGTGACGTAGATGGAATCATAGATCAAATTATTCAAGGGCTAGAAGGGACTGAAGACTTGTAGAGGTCCCCTCCTCTGCCTCTACAAGCTGGTACGGGGTCGCCATAAAGACCCCACTATTTTAGGAGGATAAGCCATGACACCTGCAGACCTAGAAGGCTTTGTACCTGGACTGGAAGAGTTGTTTGATGCCTTTGTTATACTTGGCAGTATCTATGATCCCTCAACAGGACAAACACATTCACAGGTATTTCAGCATGGTAATCACTATGCTATCCTTGGTATGATCGAGGATTTTAAGGAGGTACACTCAGCGCGCAATATTGCAGACGAGGTTAATCATGGCGAAGAAGAGTAAGAAAGCACCAACCGAACACATTAATCTTGACTTCACGCCACACATTCACCAGGCAGAGTTCTTCAGGAACTGGAAGCGATATAACGAGCTTATCTGTACACGACGCTTTGGAAAGACTGTTATTGGTGGTATGGCCCTATCGCACTATGCGTTAGATCTGTCTATTAGTAGGCAGGATAAACAACCTAAGTTCGCATATATAGCACCTCAGAAGGACCAAGCTAAGCAGATTACCTGGCCGATCTTCAAGCAGTTCCTAGCACCACTAATTCAACGAAACATGGTTATTATCAATAACCAGAGCATGGAAGTCTACTTCCGCGATGCGGATGGTAAGCCATGGGGACAGATCAAGCTATACGCTGAAGAGAAGGACGGTTGTGAGTCCATACGTGGTAACTACCTTGATGGTGTTGTATTTGATGAATACGACAGCATGGATGCCTCGAATGTGTACGATGAAATTGTAGCACCTGCACTAGAAGATACTGATGGATGGGTACTCTTTGGTGGCACAATCAAGGGGAAAGCTAACCTATATAACCTGTACAAGGAGAACTACGGTGATCCTGAATGGAATATAGGTATTTATAGATTTGAAGACACATGGCAGGATCTACCTGCCTATTGCGATTTTGATGCTGAGTCTAATCTGTGGATACCAGCACCTAGAAAGTATGAACGCATTATTAAGCGCTACAAGAACAAGCCAAATAAGTTTGCTCGTGAGTACCAGTGTGACTGGAATGCAGATGGTATAGATAGTCTCATTGCCAATGATGTTCTTCAGGGTGCCATTGGTAAGCACATCCGAGAGACTGAGTATGCTGATGCACCACGAATCATGGGTATTGATGTAGCTGGTGATGGACCTGATAGCCATTCTATCTGTAAGAGACAGGGTAATGCATGTTCTCCCATTAGACTGATTAAGGACTGCACAGAGAAGCGTCTATCAGCAGTTGTAGCTAATGAGGCAAACACATGGGAACCTGACATGATATTTGTAGACACTACTGGTGGCTACGGTACAGAGCTAGTCAGTAGGTTGCGCGATCTAGGTTTCCATAATGTGAGGGGGATTAACTTTGGTAGTAAGGCTATTGAAACCGATCGGTTCATGAATATCAGAACCGAGATGGCATTTAAGACTAAAGACTGGTTAGAGGATGGTGGTTGTCTGCCCGATGATCCACAACTTGAACAGGAACTTAGTGTACTGTCATCTGAGACAACTGGTGCTGGTAAGGCTATGCTGATTAAGAAGGATGATATACGTGAGCTCATTGGTAGATCCCCTGATTCCGCAGACAGTCTAATGCTCACCTTTGCTGAGCCAGTCATGAGCAAGGCTCGCATGAACAATCAAACAAAAGTGAAGACCGTGGCTTCCACAGGATATCGGCCACTGGATAACCGAAGGAGACGTGGACATGGGCTTTTCAGATAGCTTTAAGAAGACATTTGGCGGCAGCAGTTCCAAGGATATATTTAAAGATACTGGTAGCTCAAAGGGGTTTTTTAGTGCATTCCTTGGTCCATCCAAAGACCAATACAAGCAAGCCATGGGAATCCACGAAAGCACCTGGAAGGTGAAGGGTGAGAGAGATCTTAGGAATAGATTCAAGGAAGCCGTGAGAACAGGAGTTCGTGAGGTTACCGCTGCCGGGACTACGGCAGGTCTTGGTGCCTTCTCTCACCTATTCCAAATGGATGACAAGGGAGAAAAACCTCCACCAGTTGCTGAACAACCTGCAGTTGGTGGATCTACTGCTACGGAGAAGAGTGAGGCACGAAGACGTGCTAGGGAAGCAGCTGCTAAACGATTTGGCGTAAAGAGCACAATAAGTACTAGTGCACTCGGTCTTACGGGAGAGGGTGCTGCAGTCGGGACAAAGAAACTGATAGGTGAGTAATGTCTACTATCTTGAGTGAGCTTAAAGGTCGCGTGCGCTCCATGGAACAGGAGTTCCGTGAGAGGGGCTGGGAACGGACAGGCCAGGACATTAGAGACTATCTTGTTCCTGACCGTGGAAGATTTCTACAAGGCACTAATAACACAGAGACTAACTATGATGATAAGGACAATAGACGCTATGTATTAGACGATACAGGCGAGCAGGCACTTGGTACATTGGTAAGTGGCTTCATGTCCATGTTGGTCCCAGAGACGTCTGTATGGCTTAAACTGAAGCATTCTAATCCATCCATGCAGAAGATTAGAGATGTAGGTGTATGGCTTGATGATGTACGTGATCTAATCCTACAGGTATTCTCTGATACAGATATCTATGGAACACTTTACAATACCTTCACCGAGTTTGGATCATTTGGTACAGGCTGTCAATTGTTGGATTCAGATCCAATTAATACACTTGATCCGAAGAGCTTTACATATGGTGAGTTCTACCTGCGTCGTGGTCCTGATGGTATGCCCAATACATTTGCCCATAAATCCTTCTGGACGGCTAGGGAGATGGCTGATGAGTTTGGAGAGGAAAACCTGTCTCAAGCAGCCAAGAACTGTCTTAAAGAGAACGGACAGGCTCCTAAGCGCTTCCTTGTGTGGCACCTGATAGAACCGAATGACGGTAGGCTTAGGATAAGTAATCCAACCAAACTAGCCTACAACAGTATCTATTTCGAAGCTGACACCTCAGAGACTGATAAGAAGCTCCTACGTGTTGGTGGGTATCACGAGTTCCCAGTACAGGCTCCACGTTGGCTGGTAATCAGTAACGATGTGTACGGTAAAGAGTCTCCTGGTACGAAGCAGCTTGGTAACATTAAAATGCTTCAGAGCATAGTTGAAGACCGATTAGTAATTACTAAGCGTATGGGTGATCCACCACTGGTATCCAACAGTCCATATGCCGATATCAATGCTCTACCTGGTGGAGTGTCCTACGGTAGTGATGGACTTGGTAATCAGCCAAGTATACAAGAGCTTTATAAGACAGCTCCACGTATCGATGCATTCCTTACTGCAGAACAGCAGACACGAGACCTCATTGAGAAGGGCTTCTTCAATCAGCTATTCCTTATTGTCAGTGATGTAAGCGACAGTAAGAGAATGACAGCTACTGAGGTTGTCAGTAGGAATGAGGAAAAGTTTGCAATGCTCGGACCAATCCTTAATCGTGTATTCAATGAACTCCTTGAGCC